TCGTTGCCGCTGACCGTGACCGCGCCGCTCCAGGATGCCGTGCTGCCGTTCGTGGTCAGCAGCTTGCCGCTGTTGCTAGTCTGGCTCGGCAGCCCCGCGACCGGCTGCGCGCCCCAGCTGACGGTGCCGCTCCCGTCAGTTAGGAGCATATACTGCGTGGAGCCCGCTTGATCTGGCAGCAGCGCATTCAGCGCCGCCGCGCGCGTCGTCTGACCCGTTCCGCCTTGGTTGATCTGCGCCACGCCGGCAAGCGATCCGAAGTCGCCCACGCCTCCCGCTCCGCCACCGCCCCGGCTGGCGAGCGTCTGCCATTGATTGCTGTTCTTGCTCGGCTTCTCCTTCACGCCGTCGACGGTGGCGATGTAGCTGGAGCCGAGCCACGAGACGACGTCGAGCCGGTTGTAGGTCTCGCCATCAATGAACGTGCCGCGGGGATTCAGAGAAGCGCCCGCCGCGCCGGCAGGCCCAGGGATCAGCTGAAGCTTCCGCGCCTCCTCCTTCGCCGCGAACTCGACCCGCTCCAGCTGCTGGCCGAACTGCGTCACTAGCGAGCCCAGCTGCGATTGCAGCGCCACGATCTCGGAGCGCAGCGCCTCCGCCTCCGCGCCCGCCTTGGCCGCGTTGGTCTCGTCGGCCTTCTTGAGCTCCAGCGCGATGACGCCCACTTGCTCGTCGACCGCCTTCCGCATCTCCTCCACGCGAGCGGAGAGCGCGCCGAGGTTGTTATCGAGGACGTGGAATTGCAGCGCTTTGATGCCGGAGAGCGCCGCGGACAGCGCGTTCGTCGCGGCCTCGAGCGGCTTCGCGTGCGTCGAGAACTCGCCCTCCAGCTTCTCGGTGCGCGTCTTCACCTCGCCGAGCGTCTCGGCCAGCAGGATCAGTTCGTCAGAATAAATGCTCTCGGTGCTCATTTCGTTTGGGTGTTCAGACGATTCTCAAGGGCGGCAAGGCGAGCTTCAAGCGCGGCGACATCTAAAGAGCGCAGACCGTCAAGGCTTGCCGCGAGCGCCTTAGTCGCGGCGTCAAGAGGGAGCGCCTGGCTCTGGTATTGCTTCTCGATGCGGTCGAGCCGCGCCAGCAAATCGCCCGCGGTCTGCGCGAGCATTAGGAGTTGGTCGGTGGTGCGGTTCACGTGAGGTAGGGATCTGGCGCGAGGATGACGTTATTGCTCCAAAATCCAAGAGCCTTGAGATTCACTCCAGACGTACACCTGCCCATCGTCCGGCATCGGGACCGGAGCCTTCCAGTCCAGCGTCTGATCGTCGAAGACCCACGACAAGAACGGTTGCGGCTCAATAAAGGCATCCCGCGTCTCGTCGTAGCGATAGCCAATGCCCGCATACCGCTTGCGGATGTTCCCGTTGTAGGAAGTACGGATGCATTTCTGATTGCGGAAATTTCCGTACCACTCCTCTGGCGGAAGCCCGTCAATCAACTGGTTCTCGTCAATGCCAGCAATCACCTCGGTGACGATGTTGTTTGGGTCCAAAAAGGCGTAGTGGGCCATAATCAGAAAGTGACGGTTCCCGTTCCGTTGGTAAACGACACCACGGTGTAGAGTCCGTCCGTCGCGGTTGAATATGTAAGACCAGAGCCAACCGTGATTGAACCAATGAATCGCAGGATGACGATGCCGCTTCCGCCGTTTCCGCCAGCGCCGGACACGACGGTGGGTGAAGCGCGGAAGTTGGCACCGCCACCACCGCCACCAGTATTGGCGCTGCCCGCCGTACCGTTCAGCGTTGTTCCCTGAGTGCTGCCTGATCCGCCTGCACCACCGCCGCCGCTACCGCCAGAGGAACCCGTCGCAGCGGTACGAGCGTCGTAACCACCGCCGCCACCACCGCCTCGCGTGACTGAACTGCCGGTTATTGAGGATGCCAGACCAGCACCACCATTGCCGGGTAGGGCGCTTTGAGCCGTAACACCTATCGCTCCAGCACCACCGCCGCCACCCGACGTGCCAGCGTTGGTCGAGAAGTAGCCACCGCCACCGCCATAGCCTGCCGTTGCGGTTCCACCGCTGCTGGAGCCGCCCGCATTGCCGCCACCGCCGCCACCACCGGAACCGCCGTTTCCGCCTGTGGTTCCGGTTGCCCCACCTGCGCCACCACCATCCGAAGTAATCGAAGAGAATACGCTAGCGGAACCAGCCGAGCCAGAGGCCGACGAGTCGCCAGCGACTTCAATCGCTCCTGCACCGCCACCGCCAACGGTCACCGTCAACGCCTGCGCGAAATTTACCTGAAGCGTGCCGGTTTTGTATCCGCCTGCGCCACCACCACCGCCTCGGTTCCGGCCACCGCCACCACCACCAGCAATCACCAGATACTCGACCGATTGCAGGCCGTTGCGCGATGGGATCGTGATGCGGCCAGAACCCTGACCCATCCATTCCGACACTTGGCCGGAACTCATCATCCTGCGGAGCGGATTAGCCATTACGAGATGCGGTTGACGTAGCCACTAATCGTAATGACGTTGGTGGTCGCTGCATAGGCATACACCGTATTGGCAGCGGAGCCAGTACCGGACAAGATCAGCCCTGGAACAACAAGGGTAAGCCCAGAGGTCGCAGGGATAGAGAGCTTGATATCATTGTCCACGGCCGTGGTCCCGCCAAACTGGACGGTCAGGACGACGGCGCTTGCTGAGGAGTTGTAGGCGTAGAGCCATACTTCGTCCAGTATGGAAGCAGAGGTGCCCGTTGCGTGAATCGTGGTGCCAGTCGAAGCCGTAGCCGCCACCTTGATGGCTTTGCCATCGGTCGAACCGGACAGTTTAACCTTAGAGAAAGTCGCCATAATTAAGAAAAGATCTGGTTCGCTAGGATGTTGTTTTCGTCGTCAGCAGCAGATCCACCGCCGCCGCTCACAGTCGCCCACGTCGGCGCCGCGCCTGCGCCCTGCGTCTTCAGATAGTTGCCGGAGGTGCCGGCCGGCAGGCGCGCCCACGCAGCGGAGTCTCGGTAGAGTATGTCGCCGTAGGTGGCCGAGCCCACGAGGTCGAGCACCTGCGTCAGCGTCGCATCCTCGGGATCGCCCGTGCTGGCCGTGACCCGCGCTTTAATGGTGCTCTGCACCATATTTGCGAGCTTCGCGTTGGAGACCGCATCGTTGGCGATCGTGGTCGCGTTGCTGTTCTGCGAGGCGGTGACGTCGCCGGTTAGCGCTGCACGCTCTAGCGAGACTTGGCCGCCGGTCGCGAAGTTAACCGTGACCGACGTGCTGTTGCTGATGACCCGCTCGGCACTCAGCGAGCCATTCGCAGAGGCAACGATGTATTCGGCATCCGTCGGCGCGCCGCTGCCGCCGGTGTTCTGGACCCAGCCTGGGTTCGCCGCGGCGCCGTTCGTCTGGAGGATGTAGCCGGCGGTCGCCGCAGGCAGCCGCGCCCAGCTGGTGGCCGAGCGGTAGAGGATGTCGCCTTGCGCCGCGCTCGCGATGTCCAGCTGGTCGAGCGTCGGTCGCGCGTGAACGTGATCGACGCGGGCCGCCGTGATAGAAACGCCTGGAGTAGCCGAGACGCCCAGCGCCGCAGGAGCGGTCGAGTCGAAAAGCTGCCGATTCCGCCAGACGGTGGTCGAGGAATCGTAGGAGAGAAAGTCGCGATTCGTGACCGACGTCACGAGGACGTCGTGCAGCTCCTCAAGCTCGAAGCCGTTGAGGATGTCGACGTAGATGATGCCATCGGCGACGCCGGCCTTCTTGATCACGTACCCGATACGCACCGAGTGATTCGGCTGCGTCGGCCGCGTGTTGACGAGTCCACCTGGAGTCGTGGAGGAAAGATAGAGCGTGTCGCCCTCGTTGAAGGCGTTGGTGTCGATACCACGCAGGAGGCCGTTCGTAATGATGAAGCCGGACGAGTTGTTCCCGATGGTCTGCGCGACGAGGCCGATCGTGGTCGCGGAGTTGGTGTCGTCGGTGCCCAGCGCGAGCACGACCTTCAGCCGCGTGCCAGAGGAGCCATCCTGACGCACGACCTGGCCCTTGGTGAACGGCGAGCCGCTCTGGTTGTAAACCTGGATGTGCGCGTCGATGCCGAGCAGCGCGTTGACGCTGGAGTTGAGGCCGATCTCGAGCGAACTCTCGGTCGCGTTCCAGACGGCCTTCGCCGTGGTCACGCTCGCGGTGCTCGACGTGTTAAGCGCGAAGTAGTCGACCTGCGTGATCGTGTTCGTCGCGCCGAAGACCGAGTCGACCGGGAAGTCGATCGGATCGCTGCCGCCGGTCTGGTGCGTCGAAGCGTGCGCGGTCGGCGTGCGAGAGTCAGAGAGTCTCGAGTCGTTCGCCTGCACCGCCTTCAGCGCGGCGCTTTCGCCCGAGGTCGCGAACGTGACGACGCCCGAGGCGCTCGTGCTCGCCGGCTGCTTGATGTTCGCGAATGCTGCCGTGACGGACGCAACGTCGGTCAAGTTGTTCGCGCCGAGCATATCGCCGCCGCCGGGGATCGACTCCCAGCTGGGCGTCGATCCGTCAGTCTTTAGGAACTTGCCCGCGTTGCCCGCCTGCGAAGGCAGCGAGTCGCCTCCGCCTCCACCGCCACCGCCTGCACCACGTGCCGCGATCACCGCCCACTTCGCGCCAGCGGTGGCGACGTTCTTCCGCCCCGGCGTATCGTTCGTGTCCTCGAGCGCGAGGTAGGTCGACCCGTACCACGAGAACAGATCGCCGCGCTGCGCGACCATCCCTTCCTTCCATTGCCCGCGGTAAGAGTCGATCAGCGTCGGCGCCGCGGCCAGCTCTTGCTTCGGCAGCGCCGCGTTCACCGCGTGCTGGATTTCGATGACCAGCCCTCGCTCAAGCTTCGTGATGCGCTCCTTCGCGGCCTCCGTCAGCGCGCCCAGGATTCGCGACTCGATCTGCTCCGCGGTTAGGCCGATTTGCTTCTCGGCCTCCGAGAACTGCGCCTGAGCAAGAGAGACGATCTCAGCGCGGACGGCTTCGAGCTTCGCCTGCGACTCGGCGAGCGCGACGCGGCAGCGAGCTTCGAGGTCTTCGTTGTACTTGGCATAGGCGTCCGAGACGAGCCCAGGCACCGCCGCGACCATCTTCTCGTCGAGCTCCTTGCGGATCGCGGGAACGGTCTGCTGCACTTGCTCGAGCAGCTTCTCGAGCGCCGCGTCGTGATCGACGAGCAGCTGCGAAAAGACCTCGGCCTTCTTGCCCAGCTGCTCGTTTGAGGAGATGAGCGCGTCGAGAACTGCGTGCATAGTTAGGAGGTCTTGATCTTGGCGCGGCGCTCGGCAATGGACTTCACCATCGCGTCCAGCTTGCTTTCGGTTTCGGTGCGCTCGGCCAGAAGACGGCGCGCGTCGGAGAGCGTCACCTCGGGCTTGATCTCGACGACCTTGGGCTTGGCCGGCTCAAAGCCGATGCGCTTCAGCGTCTGCTCGATCTGCGCCTCGCTCTTCGAGTTCTGGCCCAGCTTCTCACGCACGGCGGCGAGCTTCGTCGCCTTGTCGGCCAGCTTCTCCAGCGGACGCTTCGCGCGGTTGCGGCCCGCTTCCAGCGCAGCGGCGACCGTCGTCGGCCGGCTCAGTTCCTCGCGCTTGAGCGCTTCCGATTTCGCGCGCGCCCAGCTGGCCCCGGCGTCACCGCCCCAGAGAGCCCACGCGATCCGGCCGGCTGAAGGATAGCCGTCCTCGCCAGGGGAAAAGCCCGCGCCCTGCTTGTCGACCTCGTGCCGCGCGAAATAGGAGACCATCCGGCGCACGGTGTCGGGCGAGAGGCTGGCCTTGTTGGAGATGTCGCGCGCACGAGCGACGCCAACTGCCGTGCCTCCGCGGTTGAACTTCTCGCGCCACTCGAGGCCGCGCTTGGCCTCGGCTGCCATTGCATCGGTCGGCGTGAGATCGACGCTGGCGAAGCGCGCAAGCTCGGCCGGCGTCGGAGGCTGGTCCGGCGTTTCGTCCTCGGGCGCGTCGCCCTTGCCGGTCGTGGCGTTGACCGCATCGACGGCATCGTCGGTGACGTTCGTGCCCAGCGCCGCAGCCATCGAGGGATTCGCCGGCAACTGCTGCGTGACCATACGGATCGCGGTCTCTGGAACGCCGTAGCGCTCGGCAAGCTCGCTGACGTAGCTCGCTTCCGCCGCGATCTGCTCTAGCCGAGTGAAGGCATCGGTGCCCTGCTCGGCCGCGATCTCCTGCAGAGACTTCGCGCCCTGCCGGTTCTCGTTCATATTGGCCGCGGACTCGCGACCAACGTCGATGGTGAGCTTAGGCGGGAATCGCCACTCGCCGCGGGTCGCGCGCTTCAGCGCCTGGACCGGCGTTTCGCCAGCGCGAGCAGGAGGCGCCGGGATTTCTCCGCGGGCGATGGCGTCGAGGATGACCGCGTTCTTGATCGGATCCAGCACCTTGTCCACCAGCACGCCTTGATGCCGCGCGAAGACGCGGTCAGCCGCGGCGAACTCCGCGCGCACGCTCGGGCCGGCGTAATCCTGCGTGCCGAAGAGGACGCCCTTCGGGATGCCGACGGCGATTGAGAGCTCGTGCATCAGATGCGCGATGAAGCCGGTGAACGCCGTGCTCGGCCGAGCCGGCATCGTCTCGACGCGGTCAGCCTGGCCCAGATACTTAATCATCCCGACCTCGGAAAGCTCGTTCTTCTGCTGCTGGCCGCTCGGCAGCGTCGCACTCGGCGTCGGCGTAAAGAGGTTGCGCGCGTTGGCCGTGCCGCGGTCCGTGAAGACGAGCGCAGCCTGCTGCGAGGCGAAGCGCACGCCGGCCTTCTCGGCCTGGAGGATCTCGTGCAGCATCCGCGCCGTCTGGATCGCCGCGTGAAAGTCGGTCACGCCGCGGTACTGATCGACGCGGAACGGGTCGAAGTAATGGCAGAAGTTCCCGGCCGGAACGTCCTCCGCGCCGAAGTAGACGCCCTCGCGCGTCACGCGGTAAATGCGATACGCGACCGGCACTCCGAACTCGTTGGTCACGACGCCCTCGAAGTAGTTCTCCGAGTCGAGGCCCATCTCGTTCGGATTGCCGATGCGGGTCGCCGGCACCAGCTGGAGCTTGAGCCCATCGCCAACGCGCCGGATGACGAAGCCGCAGTCGCCGTCGACCGGCCGATTCTCCGCGGCCAGCTGCACCAGCTTCCGGAACGAGTTGCGGCCCGTGGCGTCGGCCTGCTTGCACCAAGTGTGAAACCACTCGCCGACGGTCGCGTTGTAGTCCCGGTCGCCAGTCGCGGGCGAGTACTCGGTCGGGGTTAAGTAATTGCCGAACTTGCGCGAGACCTCCTTAACCTCGGGACAATTCTCGACCAGATTGCGCGCCTCCCACATCATCACTACGCGCTCGCGCACCGTCTGCGAGGACTCGCTCGGCTGGCCGTACTGCATCGGCGCGTAGAGGCGATTCGTCTGCGCCGCGTTGTAGCTGAAGAGCGCGGTCTCGACGCGAGCCTGGAGCCTGCGGAGCGCGGCCTGCGGCGCGATGGTCTCGAGCGCCCGCTCGAACCACGGCCGGTTGCGGATGACTGCGGTGGCGTCGAAGGTCTGCATATGGTCAGTTGCCCGTGAAGCTGACGAACGTCGTGTCGGTCGTGTCGCCGTTCTGATACTCGATCGCGGCGGTGATGTCGCCAAGCATCTGGTTAAGCGTGTTAAGATCGGCGCGCGTGACGCTCTTGCCGTTGAGCGAGTAGCTCGTGTTGAGCAGACACGCTTGAATCGCATCCAAGACCTTGGTCTTGAGCGTCGTCAGCGTGGCAACGTCCAAGTCTAGGAAGGGATTGTCTGCCGCCATAAAAGAGCGGCAGCCGTCAAAAGGTTTTTTGACGCTTCGCGCTGGCTTCGATTTGACGACAAAAAAGCCGCCCCACTATGGGAGCGGCTTGGTCTGCTTCGGCGGTCGCCCGCCT